GCAGGTTGGACAAGTCGAATTTACAGAATAAAACTCGATGTCTCTCTCGAGTTTCTGAATATTTCCATCGATCTTGGCTTCAAGTTGATTTAGTTTGTTGAATCGTTTGGTTGTAAATTCTTCATCTGCAGTTAGAAAGATTAAATCATCGATTTGTTTTTCTTTTTGCGTTAATTCAACTTGTAACTGTTGTAGCGTTTTACTATTTTCTTCAAATTCTTGTTTCTTTGCTTCTACGATTTCTTTTGTATTTTTCTTGAGTTCATCGAGATGCTTTTTATGCAACTCAATTTTACCTTTAGTCGCATCTATTTGAATTTTTAATTGCGTTGCTTCGCTTTTGTATGTGTTCAGTTTATGTTTAACTACAACATTCATCGCAGAGAAGATCTGGATATCTAGTAGATCTTCAATAACAGAACGACGATCTGCTGCTGACAACTGCATAAACGGAGTAAAGTTAGTCGATCCTAGAATTACAATCTGCGTGAATGACTTGTAGTTCATCTTCAGAATCAGTTTCTCGAGTTGATCCTGATAATCTTTTGCTTTGGCATCTTGGTTTAACAACTCACCATCGCAATAGATTTCAAACAGATTAGGTTTGATACCACGAATGATTTTGTATTTCTTGGATGAGATACTAAACTCAACTTCGACTACACAATCTCTATCGTTGATTGAATTCACGAGTTGTGGTTTGTTTACACTACGAAATGGTTTGCCAAATAAACCAAATGTGATCGCATCCAGGAATGTTGATTTTCCTGCACCATTCTCGCCGATGACCAGCGTAGTTGCGTTTGTGTTGAGGTTTATCTCGGTAAAATAATTGCCAGTAGAAAGGAAATTCTTGTACCGAACCTTTGAAAATAAAATCATGCGGTTTCTAAAGAAATTGCTTCGTTGTAAACATCACGAAGGATAGTTTTAATTCTATCTGATTCTACTGGTAATGTCAAATTGTCCACATAAGCATTTAGAATTGAGATTGTATCTTGTGCTTCGTCAATCTTCACGTCATCAGCAGCAAGAATTATGTCACTAAAATCTTCAACAACAGAAACATCCATAGGACTTGCCTTTGCTAAACAATCTATCAATGTATCAAAGATAAATGAATTAGTTCTTTTCTCGATTACAATCTTAACCTGCTTACCTGTATATTGCGAATAGTCAGCATCAACAACTTCATTATACAACATATTGTCATCGTTGTATTTAATTTTATAAAACATCTTGTGTGGATTAGAAATAAATTCTAACTCGCGAGTTTCAGTATCGAAAATATGAAATCCTCGCTCGTCGTTATAGTCAGCCCAAGTCATTTCGCCAGGAGTACCAACGTAAGTGATGTTGCCTTGTGAACTCTTGTGATGAAAATGACCAGAAAGAACAATCTCATAGCGACGAAGCATTTCTGGGTTCATACCCTCATGACAAATATTACCACGATCCATCTCAAATCCAGCAAGTTCAAAGTGACCAAAGCAAATGGAATTTTTACTTTCGTAAATAAACTCGCTAATATCTTGTTCGTTGTCTTTACAAATCCAAGGAATGATATCGATGCCCTGCCATGATACAGGTTTATTGTAAACAGTGATGTTGCTGTAATCTTTTAGAAGCAAATCAGGCGAATTAACTTCTAGAGTATTGCGATAGGTGATATCGTGATTGCCGAGTAGTGTATGCAGTTCAATATTGTTCTTTGCTAGTTCATCAAAAAAATAGCGGCGGCAAAGAGCAAGAGATTGAAAAGAAATGTACTTCCGACGATCAAATAAGTCACCCATTTGAAAGACGGTGGTGATTCCATTTTGTACCAAATAGGGAAAAAAAGTTTCTTTATAGAACTTGCTATATAGGTTGTGAAACGCAAGAGAGTCTCCTCTCATGCCATGGTGTGTGTCACCGAGTATTGCTATCTTCATCTACAAATTTCTCCAGTCCAGCCTTCTTCGCTTTCTTTTCTTTACGAGCATTCTCATAGTTACTAATAAACTCTGAGATGTTTTCGTAAAGTTCAAATTGCCTAAAAGTCCCGTCTTCATTCTCATTCAATTCATACTCATCTAAGATTCCAGCAGTCTCAGTGGACTTGTACTTAACGTACAACTGTTTCTTTTCTTTCTGAATGCGTCGTAAGAATGCATAATATACTATCTGCGTGAAATAAGCAAACGGATTGCTAGATTTACCAGGATCAAAATTATCCACATACATGACGCAATTCTCAATTGCGTCTGCGACCATCTCGTCTCTAAACGTATAAGAGATAAAGTTTGGCTTGTGAGAAAGATTCTCAGCAATTTTCATGAAGCACTCAGCAACATAGCGAGGGATCTGCGGCTTTGGTTGACCAAGTCTCTTTGCTTTGCGAATAGATGTGCGATACGCAGTCATTTCCCTGAGGAAATCTTTGTTATTAATATAATGATTCTTTGCCATAAATTAGTGTATTGGTTTATCTTTCTTAGATTTTAATGCTTCAAGTATTGATACAACATTTTCAACGGTTTCAGTTTGCTCTTGTATTTTCTTTTGCCTTTTGTTTAAATTTTCTTGAAACTTTGTTGTATTGTTATAGAAGAAGTCGCTGACATATTCGTATTGTTCATGAAACTCTGGACGAACAGGCGTACAAAACATAACGTCTTCAAGAGGAAACTCTACTTCGCGCAGTTCAATAATTGACTGTGGTAGGTATTCTTGCATTCCTAGAATTTGACGACCCTCATCAAATATAGTTTCGACTTCAACTTTCAATGGCGTTTCAATTACAATACAGTCTTCTTTGTAAGAAACCCAGCCAATCAAATCTTCAGGCAAGGTTTTAAATCTTACAAATTTTAATTCTTTTTCTTCTGACATTAATTAATCCTTACATTGTTAGTGCTGAACGGGAATCTTTCTTCGCTGTATATTTTCACTCGTTCCTCGTAATGTTTTAATGTAAAATTTGTATATGGACCATCTCGTAAATCATCTGCTATATCATATAAAGTTGCTGCGTCTTTGTTATCACCCAAACGCAATACACGACCAATCGATTGAAGAGAACGAATCTTACTTTTCGTTGGAGAGGAGAATACAATATTATGTAGGTTACGAATGTTCACGCCTGTTGAAAATGTGCCGTAACTCGCTACAATGATCGCATCGTTTTCTTGTTCAGTAATATGCCGAACTGCTTCGCGATCTTCTGCTTCAACCCCACCATGAATAAAGAAAACCTTTCGCCCTGGACTTGCGGTTTTCAGCAACTCATATAATATTTTACCGTGTTTCTCTACATAAGTAAATAAAATTAGACTATTTCCTTTTAGATTTATCGCAAGATCTCGTATGAAATGATTTCTCCCTTCGTGCTGCGTCAGGAAGTTCATTTCATCAGGATATGTAAATCCTTTAACTGCCTTGCAAACAGATTCAGGATACTTTAAAACAATGCACTTTATACTAAAGTTGGCTAATTGCTTTCGTTCAATAAGTTCTTTAGTGGAAATGGCTTTAAACACAGGACCGAACAAACCTTCTAGCACAAGTTTGTTTACTTTTGAGTCGTCTAGTGTTCCTGTGGTGCCAACGCGAATGTCGCAGTTGATGAGTTTAGTCATGATTGCCGTCAATGACTTTGCTTTAAACGTGTGTGCTTCGTCGCCAATCACAAAATCAAACTGCGCGAAATACTTCTTTGGCATTTCATATATCGACTGCCATGTAGAAATAATTAGGTCTGAATCGGGAATTTTACTTTCGCCGCCATAAATTTTTTGGCAGTGTTTCTCTACATCCCAACCATTATTGCTGGAGTAGTTCTTAAAATCTGAATGCATCTGAGTCACTAGATTAATTGTAGGAACAATCAAGAGTCCGCGCTTCTTATCTGTATTCAACAGGTGTCGAATCATCATATAAATGATTAACGATTTTCCACTCGCGGTTGGTGAAATGAGTACAGTTCTTTTCTTCGTAAGTCCGACGCTAGATGCAAGATACTGATAATCTCGCGGCTCCATCGGAAGTGAGAGAGCAGACGCAAGGTTCTTCGTGTCGATCGGATAGACTTCTTTGTCTTCATCTATAACCTCAAAACTATAATTGTTATTCTTACAGAACGTCTTTATATATCCAACAAGACCAGCATAAATTTGCTTTGTCTTTAAATTTAATAATCGAATCTTACCATCCCAATGCCGATTACGAAACGCAGGGCTGAACTGATATCCAGGAGTCGAGAACGTGAAGAACTCAGACATCTCTTGAAGAATACTGTCTTCTGCATCTACTTGCGCATAGATGTTGTTCACCTTTTCAATCTTCACATCACACATAAATTAAAAGTATTCGTACCACTCCTTGCCACACTTTTCGCACTTAAATGGTGCTTTTCTTGTTTTGTCTGTACGATTTGAATCTTCTGCTAATGTAAATGGTCCAGTTCTTTTTGGATCGCATTCATCATTACATTCAGGTTTCTCTTCCATTTATCTTGCTCCTTGTATGAATTTTTCCCAGTCCATAAACGCACGGAGTTGATATGTCCTTGCGTTTAATTCTTTCATGACATTTTCGCAATATTTCGCTGCTTCTTCATGATAAGATTTCTTACGCTTGAGTTTGTTAAGATCGTCATCACCGTCAATATAAATTGAGATGTCTGACTTCAAAACAAACCGAAACGGTTCCCAGCCCAATTTTTGTAAATCGTCTTCGTCTAATTTACCAGTGTAATATTCCCATTTGAGTTTCTTGGTTTTGTCATATTCAATAGCACATTTGCGTGCTGACAGAGTGTGCAATGACAAGTATTTGTTGTACTTGTTGTGTAAAAGTGGAATGCGAAGAATCTCTTTGCCAGGCTCAGTGGAATCGACATTACTGTCCTTCTCCCATTGGCGCATTATTTCATCAAGAGGTGGTGTTTCCATAAGTGTATAGAATCAAGTTATAGGAACACATAATATACTATAATTCATGTCTAATAGCAAATGTACAATAGTTTGACTAATTTGGGAATAGTCGATATAATAGACTATGTTAGGTTTGAAAGTATCACTCTATATTCTTTCGTAATTAAAGTATGAGAATCTAAACGTAGCATCACTAGTGATGATGTTCTCCGCGCTGTCGCCAGAAGAAAAAGAAAGCGATCCTACATTCGTCGGAAACAAATCTACAAATTTAACTCTAAAATTTGGATTGTTTTTGTTTGTGAAAATTGTCATTGTAGCATCAGAGTATACAGGTGGACGTTGTTGAATGCTACGAATATTTGCGCTAGGATTTAATCGCGCAAGATTTACATACTCTTCGAATTCTGTAGGGAATGTTGCACCACGAATCCAATCATGGAGTTCTGTCCATGCACGCAAATCTTCGTCAACTAGAAAAGTAATATTAAACGTGTCATAGATTGCCTTCTCTCCTGGAAAATATAGTTCTACAAACGGAGTTGGCATTGGAATTTCTGTAAGAGAGATTCCTGGAAG